TAAAGGGTATAGCAGTTGGATATGCTACAGAGATTCAACCAAGAGACCCTAAAATATTAAAGAAACTATGCATTGATTATATCAGTGGAAAGAATATAGATAACAGAAAATGCTTACCTTATTTTAATAATTTCAAGGGTAGTGTATATGAAAACAATGGGAAATATATATGTAGAGGAAAATATGAACATATTTCAAAGACTAAAATTCGTATTACAGAGATACCTGTTGGCATTGAAAGAGAACGGTACATACACATTCTTGATAAGCTGGATGATAATAATGATATTGTATCTTATGTTGATAATTGTAACAAATCAGGTTTCGATTTCACCATAACATTTAAGCGGCACAGGAATATGACTGAGGCTAGAATACTCAAGATGTTCAAATTAGAAAAGACTTTAAATGAGAATTTAACTACCATTGATGAAAATGGCAAATTAAAGTTATTTGATAATGTTATAGAGATTATTAAATATTTCTGTACATGGAGAGTACAACAATACCCTATCAGATATGATTATTATATAAAGCGAGATATGGAACAGCTGGACTTTTTGCAAGATAAGTTATTGTTTATTAATTCAGTCAATAACCATAAGATTGTACTCAAGAATAAAACATCAGCAGATATACGTAGCCAGGCATTGGCTATCTCGATTAAGAGGAAATATATCACAGACCTGATGAATCTTAGAATATCGTCATTCTCAAAGGAATCAGTAGATAAACTAAAGCTTGACATAAAAAATATTATGAAAGACTTAAAACTTTGGGCATCTGCTAATTATATTTTTCAATTTACAGAGGATTTAAAACGTGTATGAAGTTTGAAAAATCAAATAAGTTATACCATGTAGCATTTATAGTGTGTATGTTCTTTACAGGGCTCACTCAATATGATACAATAGGAGAATATATTGCAGAACCAAATGAAGATACTATAATAGTACAACAATTTCATTTTGGTAAGAATTGGGTTAGTTTTTATTATTCAATGACTGGCTACTCACATGCAAAGGCAATATGGGTAAGAGTTAATGGTGGGCTACGAAGAAACGCAATGGTTAAAACATTTTCTGATTTTACTGTATATTCTGTATATTCTACAGATGTAATTGAATTGCAATTAGTAGATAAAGATAGTAAAACTATTATTAGAAAAATTATACATGACGGGAGAATAAAATGACTACAATTTATTTATTACTACTATCGGGCATCAGTATTGGTTTTACTGCTGGATTGATATATGCTCACACTGTAAGAAAGAAGGTAAAGGTCCAAATATGACCAGATACCATTTTGATAATTGTAAATTAAAGGAAAATATATAATGATAATTCTGGACTACTCTGGTCTCGTATTCGGTGCTATCCATACAGATTTAAAAAACTCGGATGATATTAACGAAAACTTTATTCGTCATTTGATATTAAATCGTATCCGCATGTTCAATAAGAAGTACCGAGACGAATATGGCGAAATGGTTATTACTCTTGATTGTACTCATGGTAAGGGCAATAGTAATTGGAGATATGATTACTTCAAGCACTATAAGCATAAACGTAAAGTCAAGAGAGAAGAGTCTAAAATTGACTGGGGTAAGATATTTTCTATTGTTGGTAATATCACCCAAGAGTTGAAACAATATTTCCCATATAGAATATTAGAAGTCCCACGATGTGAAGCTGATGATATAATTGGATGGCTCTGTGAGAATAAAGATATGCACGAGCCCGTAATGATCGTATCCGGCGATAAAGACTTTCGTCAACTCCAGAGATACCCAGGCGTGAAACAATTCTCACCGATCATCAAAAAGCAATTGGTTGAAAAATATCCACTAGAGTATATCAAAGAGCATACTATCCGTGGCGATAAGAGCGATGGTGTACCAAATGTGCTATCTGTTGAAGATGCTTTTACAATAGATGGCTATCGACAAAAGGCTATAACTAAAAAACTATTAGCAGACTGGATGCCCAAGCCATTGGCTCTTATAACCCAGGGTGATGCTGTATTAGCTGAAAGATTTGAAACTAATAAGCAGATGATTGACTTATCTCTTTTGCCGCATAAATATAAAGAGAAGATACGAGAAGCAGCAGAAGCTCCAATCAGAGCAAAAGCAAATAGACTATACTCGTACTTTATGAAAAATAAAATGAAAATACTATTAGATAGTATTGATGATTTCTTTGGAGTGAAATGAAATGGTAAATTATAAAAACAAATATGTATCTGAGTTGATTCAGTTATTAAAGGATACACCCGGCAGAAAGGATAAAATTGTTATATTGGAGGATGCCATGGCTACGAATGTTGCTTTTCTTAAAGCAATTGAGTATACATATAATCCATACAATAATTATTATATCAGTTCAGTAGATAGTATTAAAGAAGTAATAAACTTAAAAATACATAAGGTGGGCTACAGAGATATTAGCATCATCTGGCCAATATTGGATAATCTGAACAGCAAGGGTTCTGCAAATAATCAGGATAAGAAAACTCTCGGTATTGAGTTAGAGAAGCTCAATGCATCCGAAGCAAATGTTATCGACATGATTCTAAAACGATCACTCGATTGCGGAGTATCAGTATCATCTATCAATAAAGCGAGACCAGGTACTATTCCTGAGTTTAAAGTATTACTCTGTGAAAAGATGAGCGAAAAAGCTCTGAGCAATATTGACTATCCTGCATATGCACAAGTCAAAATGGATGGCATGAGAGCCATTGTATTCATCGAAGGCTCTAAGGTTGTTTTACGGACACGTAGTGGTAAAGATATAGAAACACATGGAAAATTTGAAAAGAGCTTGGGCAAAATATTAGGTACTAACTCTAAAGTCGCTATAGATGGCGAGCTACTTGTATTGAAAAAAGATCAACTTGGTTATGAGAATCGCAGAACCGGCAATGGTATCTGTAATAAAGCAGTAAGAGGAACTATTACTCCTGAAGATGCAGATAGACTAGTGTTTGTTGCATGGGACATGGTTAGTATTTCTTCATTCTGGGCAGGTTATTCTACTATACCATATACTAATAGATTTAAAACTCTAATTAAATTATTTGATACTTCAGATATGATTAGAATAGTAGAAGGTATTCAAGTTGATAACTTCTATCAAACTGAACAATATTATCATAAGCAAATTGCTAATGGTCAAGAGGGTATCATTCTAAAGAATGCTAATGCAGAATACCAAGCTAAACGAACTAAAGACTGCATTAAAATGAAAGTAGAGAATACTGCTGAACTGAGGATTAAAGCAGTCATTGAAGGGACGGGTAAGTACAGAAAAAAGCTTGGCAGTTTTATTTGCGAATCAGAGGATGGGCACTTAGAATGCGCCGTCGGTACTGGCTTTGACGATGAACAACGCGATTTATATTTTTCAGATAACATGATTGGCCAGATTGTTGAAATTAAATATAATGAAATAATAGCAAATAAAACTGATGATACTATTAAATCGCTTTTTCTTCCTGTGTTCATTGAAATGAGAAACGATAAGGCTATCGCTAATAAGCTTGAGGAATTAGCATGAATAAAGATGAATTTGAAAATAGATTACTTAATGCAATTAATGATAAAAAACAACCAATCTACAAATACATTAATATCAAACAAGACCAAAGTGGTTGGTCATTATTAATGTTGACTATTTGGTTTGTATTATTCTGGAACTTTAGTGATAACCGATATGATTTATATGATGCTATAATGAAATATTTACTTGGGTGATACTTACACACCATTGAAACATTTTGTTACATTTATACCTTTACAATAGCTGCAATATTTGATATAATGTATATAGAGATTGAGAAAGGAGTTTATTGTGAAAGATAAAACAAAAGAATCACTCTGGTTTGATGTGGCAATGTCATTTTTCGCTGGGGTTTTAATTACACTTTTATATTTAGGATACTAACATGGGCGATTATGATGATGTCTGTACAAATAGCTATATCTGTGAATGCTTCGATGATAAAGATGCACGACCCGATGGTAGGAAGCGTGGCTCTATGCATGGCGAAGTAAAGATATATACCAAAAAAGAAATTGAACGATTTGAACTCGATAGAGCGGATGGATTAATATGAGAACAGTATTTGAGCAAGTTGAAGAATTTAATCGTGAGGTGCTTAGTATTGCTAAGCGGTCTCATGGTGCAGCACCTGAATCTGAAATTGATTTATCAAAGATTCAGTTAAATGAAGAAATTGGTGAGTTCCTTGATGCATGGAAAGAGAATGATGTTGGTGAAATGGCTGATGCCATGGTAGACCTTATCTATTTTGCATGCGGAGTCGCATATAAGCAAGGTGTAGGTCATGAAGCAATGAGTGAACTATTCAATCGTGTACATGATGCGAACATGAAGAAAGCTGCAGGTAAGAAAGAAGGCAGAGGATATGATGGTGATGCAGTTGATGCAGCAAAGCCTAAAGACTGGGTAGCCCCAGATGCTGATAAAATCATCAAACGATATGACTTCGAGCAAGTTGAAGTATTAGTTATTAAAGACATTGGTGATTTTACTGCTGGCGAAATACTACACTGTGCAAGATATTATGACGATGGTAGGTATATGATGTTAACTGATTATAATATCTATATTAATGAAGATGTTCATGTATGGCAACCTGATGATTTCCTTGGGCATTATGTACTCAATGATTCTGATTATTTTAGGATAAATAATGACTCTGAACATTTCAGATTATGATAGAGAAGCATTGGATTATTCTGGTGAAGGAATACCCAATGCTCCTGGTATATGGAATAACCTTAAATCAAATCATCTGGAGATATGGTACCTAGATAATGATGATACTATGACTCTAGCCCTGTCTAGTGACCTTGAGTTGCCTCCTGAAATATTACGGGATGCATTATTGGATATGATATCCATATATGGTGGGCAGAAAATAATCAATCCAGATATTACAATCCATTAACATTTTGTTACATTTATATGGTAGACAGAGTAGCCTAGATTTGATATAATGTATATATAAATGATTGAGAGGTTAATATGACATATGATGATTTTGACGACTTCTGTGATGGTTGTTGCGATAAAGGTGCAATGACCTTCCTTGAAGAAATCACTGAAGGGCCAGAGAAGTTCTGGCGAGATAGAGTATACGCTACATCCAAAGCAAAAGATGTTTTATTTGGAATGTGGAGCAATTCAAGTCTAAACGGGACAGTTTATTCTAAACCAATGAAAGGATTTTCAGTATCCCGCAGGAAGTTTAAAGAGATATGAGTTCACAAATTGGATTTGAATTTGAGTTTAATACTGATTTATCTGATTATAAATTAAAGAAGCTATTTAATGAAGAATTAGGTATAGTATTTAAACGAAATGAGTGGAGAATCGTAGATGATTTTTCAGTTTCCCCAAAAGAATTACGTGGCTGGACTGGGCGAGAACTAATCAGCCCACCATTGACAATCAGTAATGGAAAAAGATTGCTTAAAAGAATATTGAAGATACTTCAACGAGATAATTTTGAAATCAATAATACATGTGGGCTTCATGTCAATATGGATATTGGAGAACGTACTGAACGTATAGACCATCTGTCACTAATAATGTTGATGGATGAAGGACATATACTAAAACGTTATAAGAGATTACGGAACGATTATTGCACACCATATATACCACAAATTAAGAAGTTGAAAAGACGATTCAAAAAACTGAGAACTACTCAGGTTAATTTAAGAGAGTATATCAATGAACGATTGAATGTTGATCCTGCGTATATTAAAAATGCAGAAAGGGTATATAAGAAACATGCTATCAATTTCACTAAGTTGGAATGTAGCAACCCCTATATTGAGTTCAGGATGATGGGTGGAAAGGATTATTGTAATAGAGTAGATGAAATACTCAAAGATGTTGCTCATTGTTGTAAAGCAATGAGATTAGCTATCAATAAAAAGGCTGAGCCAATTATAGATTTGCAACTAGCAGCATTATAAATATGGGTATAAACGGAGATAATTTCCATGGCTAAGATGTATAGTATTGATTACAAAGTAGATAGAGCTGGAATGATCAAAAATGTCCACCTTGCAGCTGAATCAAAAAGTCAAGCAAAGAGAAAACTAATTCAATTGGATGTATGCAATTTGATAGATGTTGTATCAATAAAGAAACTCCAACTAACCTGCAAGCTAAAATAAGTAGCACAGCTTGCTACTAAATAAGAAAAGGAAATTGAAGAATGAGTAAGTACGATGTACAACTATTTAAAATGACATCTGGTGAAGAGTTTATAGCTCAGGTGACTGATACTACTAAGACTACTATTACATTTTCACATCCGGTACAAACGATGCATACTGAAGATGGCAAGATGCAATTTGTACCATGGGTGCCCATGAGTAAGGAACAAACTAATTTCAAAATCAATCATCAGCATATTATGTTTCTTCGAAATGTGCCAGAGGCTTTATCTTCAGCACACAAAGAAAATTTTGGGTCACGTATCCAAGTTCCTAATAGTAATATAATTGTATAAATTAACAACAACATGGAGAATGTTAAATGCAACTAACACATAAGCTTAAAAATGATAATCGCCACTGCTATATTATTGAAAAACATTCAATAGGTTCAGGTGAGTATGCTGAGATTGTATTACCATATACAAAGGCAGAGCAATTGTCATCTGGCAAACCAAAGGGCTTCCATATACAGACTGTAAGGGTATCTAATCTGGAAGAAGTCAAAATAGGCAATGGGTATGAAAGTTAAATTAGGGAAATATCCTGATTATAATGAGGAAACTCAAATTGAGCCAGAGCGGGAGATTGAGGTTAAGATTGATAAGTGGGATGTATGGAATCTTGACCATACTCTCGCTCTAATCATTGCTCCTTCTTTAAAGCTTCTAAAGAAACAGAAGCATGGTGCACCCTGTGTTGATAATAAGGATGTACCAAAGAAGCTGAGAATGTCCAAGAAAGCCAAGAAGAAATACAATACTGATGGCTCGACTGACAAGAAGTTCTTCAAGAGATATGATTATGTACTTGATGAAATGATTTGGGCATTTGAACAACATGCCAGTGCTGATGATGAAGAGCAATTTCATACTGGTGAACATGATATGTTGTGGATACCTGTTGATGCAGAAGGTGACGAGGTTCCAGAAGATAAGGTCGATGACTTTCAGATGTATAGGATGACACTTGGCCCGAATGATACTCATGTATTTGATAAAAAGGGCCATGCAGCACATTGGAAACGTAAAGAGAATGGCTTGAGGCTTTTCGCGAAATATTATTTTAGTCTACAGGATTAATTATGAAATTATTTAATGTACGTAAAGACGGGAAGAACAACTTCTTCTCGAACAAGGCGGAAGCAAAAGCTTCCAGAGGCGAAGCAGGACATGGTGTCGTTGTTTCACGTGGCCCAGACCACATGGGTGTCCATGGCACACCTGGTCGTAAACCATGGCGTGGGGTATCAGCATGATACTTCAAATCAGAGGAACCTCAGGTTCTGGTAAGACTACAATGGCCCGTTGGTTCTTAGAACAATGTACTGATGTACAACATATAATGAATCCAGAGAAGCCTAGGTCAAAGAAGCCATTATTAAATATATGTACATATAAGGGAGTTAAGGTAGCTCTGCTTGGTTCTTATGAATCAAAGTATGGTGGGACTGATACTATATCAACCCAAAAGCAGATATGTGATTTGATTGAACAATATGACAATGACGGGTATCATGTACTCTTTGAGGGTCTAATGGAATCAGGGAACTATGAGAGATACATAGGTAGAGCAAGATTAGCTCCTGAGAACTGGTGCTTCTTCATGCTTACTACTACCCTTGAGGAATGTTTAGAACATGTCCGCATCAGACAGAGGGCTGCTGGCAAGGATGGCATACTGAAAGAGTCATTGATTAAGAATCTATCAGGTAGATGGCACTCAGTCAATAAGGTTCGTGATAAGATAATCGCTGAGCCACTCAATATTCAATACGAAGATGTCCCATTAGTAGACAGAATGGAAATTTTTGAGGAATTATTAGATAGGTATTATGATATATAATGGCACACCACAAATATAAAAAACCAAGACATGGCCGGGCTTCATGCAAACTATGTAAGCCCAATAAGTCTGATTGGATGAATGAAGATAAAGAAGTTGGTAATAATGGCTTCGGCAAGATACGAGACAATATACATACACTTGATGATTTGCTTGAGTGGAATAATTGTTGTAAGGATAAATAACAAACTATTAACAGAGAGAATATATTATGACAGCTAGCAAAATTAAACTAATCATTGAAGGTAATGAATATACGTGGGAAGAGGCTAAGATGCTTTGGCTCGATTTGAATGAGATATTTGGTGATAGTAAAACAACACCATTTGTTCCATATGCTCCACCTATTACATATCCATCAATACCCACTCCACCTTGGAGTGATGGAACGGATAATACCCAGTGGACAACTTCTAGTGAATATAATATGGGCTCCGTTAACATAACTGATTTCAATAAAGGATAATATTATGACTTATGATAGATTCAAACACGAAGAAGCAATTATGGATTGTTGGAATATATTAGAGGATGTTAATACTGTATTCATGGGCGCAGTTGATTGTGATTATGATGAAGATACTATTGCTAATGCTCTATTGGGTATAAATGCTTTATATAAAATGAAGTTTGATGTATTATGGAGACACTTTGAGGCTTCAGTAGCACATGGTCATAAATTAGAAACTAAAGATATACAAATAGAACCCATATTTCAATTCGATGAAACAGAATTATAATTCATTAACATTTTGTTACATTTATAACCTTTACAATATGCCGTATATATGAGATAATGTACATAGAGATTGAGAGAGATTATAAAATGATTACAGAGATATTAGGATTTACGGCACTGGCCATATTATTGGTTTCCCTGTCAGTAGATGATATAAAGAAACTGAGATATTTAGGAATATTGGCAGCTGCCCTATTCTTGATTCAAGCTTCAATGTTAGAATCACTCAGCCTGATTGCTTCTAATTTGAGTATCATAACGATACATGCTTGGAAGATATTCACTTTTCCAAAAGAGGAAATGGTAACTGCATGAAGTTAAGAATTATTAGTGACATCCACCTTGAATTTGGTGGTTTTAAATTACCCTGGCTAGCGACAGACGAAGACTCTGTTCTTGTATTAGCTGGGGATATCGCATTAGGCTCAGATGCCGCTGATTGGATAGAGTATAATGCTAACCGATTTCGCCATGTCATATATGTGCTTGGTAATCATGAGTATTACAATCAGCATATGGAAGAAGTCCAAGAATATTGGGCTAATCATGAGATTGAGAATTTGACTGTATTGGAGAATGCTACCAAAGTTATCGACGATGTTCGATTTATCGGTGGTACTCTATGGACAGATTTTAATGCAAACGATTGGTTTGCATGCCAGACTGCAAAGAGCAGCATGAACGATTTCCGCAGAGTTGGATACAAGGGCAAGAGATTAGTACCCACAGATACATCTAAGTTCCATGCTGAGACTAAGGCATATATAATCAATGAACTCAAAGATGGCTTTGATGGTAAGACCGTAGTGGTCACTCATCATCTGCCACATATGGAATGTGTTGACCCAATATATAAGAATAGTCCATTAAATCCTGCATTTGTCAGTGATCTATCTGAGCTATTTGATGAAGAAATGGACATATGGATACATGGCCACACACATTCAATCGTCGACATGGATATCAACGGAACGAGAGTAATATGTAATCCCCGTGGCTATGCTGGCTACGAGAGTAATAACAATGACCATAACCCAACAATGGTAGTGGGAGTATGAGGAGCAAATGAAAGACTTAGGTGACTTTGCAAAACAATACATAGCAACACTGGAGAAGGGTGATGGATAATTACTATGTACATGACCTTCATCATACACTTCCTCCGCAGCAAAGAGTGTATCTAGCTTCTGAGGCTGATGCTGAAATAGCAGAGTTGAAGGCTAATAGTGCATCCAATGATATCCAAATAAAGGCACATTGGTCTTTATTGAAAGATAAAGAGGATGAAATAGCAGAGTTGAAGGCAAATCTACACGAAACAATAGAGTTGCTACATGGCAGTCAAGCAGATGCTATTCGGGAGATGTTTAAGCACTGTGGAGCGTGGGCAGTGCTAAAAGATGGCACTAAGGAATTAATAGATTTGGATGTGGATGCTTGTGTAGCTCACGCAGACAAACTGGAGAGAGGGTAGTGAGTAAAGTATTGATGGTGTCTTGAAATAATAGAAATTATAAATATTAGTGAATCGTAAGAAAGAGTGCGGAAACACTCAATCTTACTAAACATTCAACAATCATAAGAGGATTGATCAAATGTCTACTAATATTTATTCCAAAGAAAAACAATACAATTTCGTATATAAAACTACTAATCTATTAAATGGTATGATTTATATAGGAAAACACTCAACAGATAATATAGATGATGGATACATTGGCTCAGGTGGAGATTTCTGCATTGACCTATATGAACTCGGCAGAGAAAACTTTGAACGAGAAATACTATCATATCATGACACATCAGATGAAGCATACGATGCAGAAGCAGAGATAGTTACTAAAGAATTTATACAAGAAGAAACAAATTATAACAAAGTCACCGGCGGAAAACGAGGTTGGCATTATCATGGAATACAAAACGTGAAAGTAAAAGATAAAGATGGTAATACATATAGTGTTGCACCAAACGACCCAAGATACTTATCTGGAGAATTGGTGCACCATAATACTGGCAAAGTATTAGTAAAAGATAAAGAAGGCAATACATTCAAAGTAAACATAGACGACCCGAGATACTTATCTGGAGAATTAGTCGGTATGATGAAAGGAACTGTTACTGTCAGAGATAGTAAAGGTATTAAATCACGAGTCAGTAATGACGACCCAAGATACTTATCTGGAGAATTGGTTCCAGTGACTAAAGGTATGGTATCAGTAAAAGATAAAGATGGTAATGGCATGCATGTTTCAGTCAACGACCCGAGATACTTATCTGGAGAATTGGTCAGTATAAATCGTGGTATGCAGCACGATGAAAAATTCAAGGCTAAATGCTCAGAGCGCTCAAAAGGTATGGTCAATGTTCGTGACAGACAGGGCAATACATTCAGGACATCAGTAAATAATCCAGATTATATTAGTGGTGAATTAATATTTGCTGGGAAGAAAAACGTAGAGGGGTTTATATACAAATGACACACGACAAAATACTATTTTTAGATTGCGACGGTGTATTAAATTGCAATACTGACTTCACTACTCCTGCTATCAAGCATGACCCAGTCCATTCAAAACTCCAGAAAGGAGAGCGATGGAAAATCATCAATGCTGGGATGCTGGGACTATTAGATGATGTCATAACTCAGACGGATGCGAAGATCGTCCTGTCTACTACTTGGCGAACTAAATGCAATGCCAAGAAAATGACCAAGATATTCCAGAGATATGGTGATGCCTGGTCGCATGACAAATCAGTCATTGTTGGGTCAACTCCTAATTATAGACGATTCAGTCAGAGTGGACAAGAGACTCGCCAACGTGAGATAAATGAATATTTAAAGGAACATGATGTTAAGCATTATGTGATATTGGATGATTGTAAATATCTGGACGATGATACAGAGAACTGGATAAAGACAGATGAATATACTGGAATGACGATACTCCATTATTATAGATTACTGAATATGCTTGGTCGTACTGATAAATATCAGAAGAAATTCGATAGACAAGAATGATGGATAGATTTCTTTGCAAAAAATGGTGGAAAATAACACCACACAAAAACGGTGATTGGGTATCTTATGAAGATGCTATGGGTGAAATAGCAGAGTTGAAGGCAATCATAAAAAAGCTAGACCCTGAAACATACAGAGGATTAGTGATTGAAGAAGAACTGGAGAATAGATGATGTGTATGATAATAGGTATAGTATTGGGTATAGATATAGCATTAGCAATTGCACTATATAATACTCATATACAAATGAAAAAACATATTAAACAAAAACAACTGGCCCAGAAACTGAGTAACCGCTATGAATAAGTATGAAGATGCTCTGATCGAAATGGCTGAGACGATGGATTCATTGGCATATCAGATAGACCGATTTGAACAACTTGTACTCAGTGAATATAAACTCCCTGTCAAATATAGAAAAGTAGCAGATGAGCATATAAATATTATTAAGAATATAATAACTAAACAGAATGACTGAATTATATTCAATAGTACTATTTTACACACAAACTATATAATATTACATAATGAAAAAACCCACTGATAATATCGGCCGTTATCTAGATCGCTCTATCCTGAAGAAACAGCGGGATAGCCTAGTCGCAGATGAGCAGGTAATCAATCTATTCCTACAGGGACTATCAATCACTGAGATAGCCGAATTTACGGCTATTCCTGCATCTAAGATAAGACGGCTAAGAACTAAGCACTTCCCAGAGCTACCAATATCTACGAGGGATGGCTCTGCCACAAAGAATAAAGAGAAACAACAGAAAGATAGATACAGAGAATTGAATCAGAGAGACCGCAGAATCATGCGAATGCTAAAGACTCAGACGTATGCCGAAGTAGCGGAAAAGAACTCAGTATCAGTAGGAACTGTACATAATCTTGCACAGTTCTATTCAGACCAATTAACGGAACGCAAAGTAAAACGCAAATCTGCTAAACTGACCACAGACGAGAACGAGTAAACTATGAGCAAAGGAAGTAATAGACGAGACAAACATATATCTCAACACGAGGAAGATTTGCGCTGGGAATACCTAAGGGCGACTCCAAAGAGGAAACAAGAGATACTCGACGAGCTCCAAGCAATGCGAGTATGGGGAACCCCTGACACCAAATTCAATAGGATGGACCAATGAATCAGAATGACGAATGGTATACGCCCCCACCTATAATAGAAAGAGTCAGGCGGACCTTCGGACAGATAGACTTGGACCCAACTTCGAGTGATATTGCACAGAACTTCGTCAAGGCTTCCGCATATTTCACTAAAGAGGACAATTCCCTGCAAAATGATTGGTGGGGCTCAGTCTATATGAATCCACCCTATTCCAATAGACTCATCAAACAATTCACCAAGAAGATAACTGATGAATACGACGTAGGCAACGTAAAGGAATTCATCGTACTAACCAACTCGGGCACAGACACTCTCTGGAATAAACCTCTTCAAAGATTCACACAGGTCTATACCAATGGAAGAATACAATTCATGCTCCCCAACGGATGCTTCAAGAAATCGGGCTCCAGAGGACAGTGCTTCACATATGCCGGACCCAATAGACACAGATTCATCTATGAGTTCACCAACGACGATTTTTGCTGGCTACCCAACGGACTTTCGCAATGAGTACAACAGATTTTGCAAAACATTCAGTAATAGTAAACGAATCAAACAAATTAGTATATGTCTATTCAGAACTATATAATAGCACTTCACTAATACTAATAACTACTGTACGATACGAATACCAACACACATCATCACAATTACTACCAATAGAGGATGCAAGAGAACATTGGAATGCTTCTACACAATTAGGAGCTAACAGAACTCCCTGTACATATAACGACGAAGGGAAGATAGCACTGACTCTTAAAACAGGCAACCCTATCCGCATTGGCTTGAAACCACCGAGTATAGAGATGCTCAATTCATCAACACCCTCGTGGGCCCTGAAATACGGTTACGAGACACTTCGATAGACGACTGCCTGACTACGACGGTTACGATAGACGACTGCCTGACTACGACGGTTACGATAGACGACTGCCTGACTACGACGG